CTGTCTCAACTCACCCTCTATCGTTCCACCAGTTTCTACGACTTGATATGTTCCTCTCTTGTAAAATTCTTGAATCCAATTATTGAACAGGTAACGACGCTGGTCAAGTGTATCAATATTTTCATACACCAACCCCCATCCTTCGATGAATTCCTTCATGAGCAAATCGCTGTTCTCCAACTGACGATAATTTCGTGCATAGATTACAACAAATGCAAAATAGTGGGTCATCGTGAGGAAGAATGCATTATAGTCGTCTTGGTTGTTACGACTCACATACATTGGGACTATTCCAGGCTCAAATAGCTTCTCTAAGACATTTACCGCCCACGTCAGAACCTGTGGGTCGTTACTGTCAAAGAACGTCTTAAAAATCGTCTTATCGTAAATGGTAGTTGATAGTGGGTCAGCGTATGGGTCAATAAAGGCTCGCGTCTTGACATACGGCTTCGTCACGTAGTCAAGAACCAAATCACAACTGTCAGTGAGCCGACCCAGTTCACTGAAAGTTTCTTTCGTCAAAGTTATCCACTCGGTGTACGTTTCACCCCCATCCCTTGAATAGCGGAACAGGCTCTGCTGGTCAGAACGTGCTGCCCTCAGAACCGTTACCAATCCCGCAGGTGGAATCATTTGGGTATGAACCGTAAACCCCTGTCCAACTCGAGGAAATCCTTTAAACTTTATTGTCGCCATCGTTACTTCTTAAATTTTCTTATCAGCCAAAAGATTCCGCCACCAACAGTGGCTATCCCTGCGTAGAAGAATATCTTTTCCCACCATCGTAACGGCATACGTTTCGGAACCTCAACTTTCTTCTCGACCTCGACAGGATACGGAGCGGGAACTTCCTTGATGACTTCCCTATCCTTATACACTACTTTGACCGGAATACTGTCTTGCTTGTTTTCAATATCATGCTCGAGCAAACCCGATTCCCCATGATATGTTGCGGTTGAACGAGCGTATTTCGTTTCAACCGTGCTTGTCGTGTCAGGTGTGATTACTTTCACATACTCCTTCTCGAGTTGTACCTGTACGACTGTGTCCCGCACTGTTTCCGTTACTGTAACAGTCTTCTCCACGGGAATATAAATCTTTCGGCTGCACGCAGCAACCAAAAGAACTATTCCCACCAGCATAAAAGCCACTTTCGAAATCTTTTTCATATCTTAATTATTCAATGGTTATCCAAACATTCCTCCCAGCCTTAATCGCTTCACGGACAAGTTTCTTGACCCTGTTAGTGACGTTGAACTGGTTCCTCAGTTGTTCCCTTCCAGGAACCCTGTCGCCTGTCAAAATGCATCCTTCGGTATGTCCGGGATTGGCTCCTGCGTGAATAAGTATCCCCAAGAAGTGAGGCACGTCTTCAAGAGCAGGACATTCTTTTCCGAATTTCGGAGAATACCGATAGATAACTTTATAACGTCCTGGAGGAATACAGGTTTCTCCATATACCTTTTCCGGACACTTGCACGACTTCCCTTTTGGGGTGTAGGGACAGGTCTCAGGAAGTTTCCTTTGGGTGTCCTCAAGCGTATCAGCAATTCTCAACCCGTTGACACTCATGACCCCCATGGTTGCCGTCGAGGAAAACTCCTGTCTTTTCAATTTTATTTCCAAATCTTCCATATCGTTCCTTATTTAATATTCACCGTAAAAATACTGCATTTTATCTCTTGAAACAACTCTAATTTGCGGGATAGAACACCGGAGAGAACTCTTTCGGCTCGTCAAACATCACGTTTCCTTCCAAGTCCCTCATGATGAATTTCTTAATCCTCGGCAGCATGAAATCTGATACAGGCTCATCAACTGATGGCTTAAACCACTCTGACGCAACGTAACGAACTCCCTCTGTGTTCTTTACGATTTCCAACAGGTTATCCCACTCAACACGCTGTCCTGGCTCCCAAAAACGGAAGTCAAGATACTTCGTCATTCCTACCTGTATATTCTTTCGAACGGTTGCCGTATCGTAACCAGCCTCCAGTTCACAACGGAAATCAACACCGTCTTCCCCTCCGACTTCGTACCACGTAGCGTTCTCCAACTTGATACCCATCAACTTCCCGGAAACTATCATATCTCCGATACCGAAATAGGGGGTCGCTTTTTCAAGCAATGTCTTCAACTCTGCGTAGGAAAGTTCTTGACCGTTCTGTGTCGCTAACTGTATGTGAATGAACGAATCTTCCATAATTCCTACAAACATAATCTTGAGGATTCTGTTATCGAAATTCTGAAAGATTTGAGTCAGTTTTTCAATCGTCGCTGTGGCATACACGTTCTGGTGGTTCAGGATACGTCTCCGGAACATTTCATCGCTCTCCTTGTCACGACCGCCAATAGCATAGTATTCATTCGTACATTCGTAGTGCCCTTGCGGAATAGGGTTCACGGCCGTAATACTGTTCGCATCAACATTCGTAAACAGTCCTATTGCCTCGCTTCGCACCTTTACATAACCATACCCCGACTCGCCAACTGTAAGAGAGTTTTCGATGGCGAAACGAACACCATTTGTACTCACAAAGGTATTCACTCCAGCCGTGTACGTTGTTCCTGGCTCAGCATATACTCTGATGTACGTAGAAGAACCCAATGCTCCATAACGAGCCGTCACTCCAAACAGTGAGGCTGCTCTATCTAAGTAATCACCAGCAGCCGTTTCTGGAAAGATTTGAGCCTCTACGATAGCCACGTCCTTGATTGCCTTTTGCGCAACCTTTGCCGTCGCATATGCGGCAGCGTTCAAAACGGAATTGTCGGTGATATCTGATACTTTATCCGTTTTGTTCAAAAATGTCTCGACCCAAAGATTTTTCAGGAATGAGATTGTGTTATTTACTTTCGTTATCATATCTGAATATTTGTTACAAGGAAATTATTCGTGACTGTCTTCGCCTGTATCTTCATAAAGATTGCGTCTTCTTTACGGTACAGGTCAAGAAGATTTACCTCAACCCAACGAGCGTCCCTTTGGAACATATTGACAAGATGCTTGAATAGGGACGGATACTGTATAGCGTTCACCGAACTACCGATTGCCTCGTTAGGAAGCCCATAATTCGGAAACTCCGGAATTGTACCTTTCAAAGCATGAATGATTGTGTCCAAAGCCTGCCCAATAGCAGCCTCGTATTCAAGCGTCGCCAAGTCATCGTTCTCAAACCGAAAGTTCTTATCGATGTCCTTACCGAGTATCTTTTCAGAATCAAGGTTATCAACAATATTCGGAATATTGAAATTCCCCGATGTTCTGATATTAATCTTGAACATTCCTCCACCTGTATTCGCATCGTAGTCCTCTTCCTCTACTGCGTTATTTCGAGCAATATCTACCCAATCATCCTGAGGATTGTTCGAGCCTAACTGTGATGATACATTCTCAAACGTTTCCCGAGTCTTAAGAACTCTTTGAAGAGCAACATTCATTCCGTACCGTCCAATAATAGCTGAACGCAACCATCGTGATGAATTGTCTATCGTCCACAACTTCGTTTGGCATTCAGTGAACATATCAAGCAATTCCCAAGAATCAATCCTGGAAAGACCTGTCGCCTTTAATGTGAACAACGGCTCAATTTCCTGCGATTGCTTCATCAGGGTGTCAAGCCTACCAAACGAGTCCCCAATATTGACATCGTCTTGACCTGTATAGTAAGCAACTATCAGTGGATAGTAGGAGTTGCAAAACAATGCAAACGACTCAAAGTACGATTGAATGTCGTACCCTGTTTGTTTCTTAAATGTCTCTAATGCGTCTCTCATAACCATCCCTCCAATACTGTTTCGGTCACAGGCTGTAAAGCATCTGTCACCACTGACGCAACTTCATTGACTCCTGTCTGTATCATCGAAGGAAGTAACTTGTCCAACAAGGATTTATCATTCTTGTTAGACACGGCTTCCAACGGAGCCAACGCAATCATCGTCATATTATAGTTCCATACCATATTCTTCGACAAGTCCTGTGAAAACTGCACTCCGGATGGCGGAATAGAAACGAGGTAACTTTCCCCGAGTGCCATATTATAGAAGTACAGCCTCAATGGTCTCCCACTTTCATCAAGACCAACGCTCTTACTTATCATTGCTTGAAGTATCTTCATCACGCCATAACCTGTCTTAACATTCAGATTGAAATTCGAAAATGCAAGTCCTGAAATTGAACCGCTCTTCTTAGTGATGTCAAACAAATGATATTTTCCTGAACTGACGCTTTTGCTTGACGCATCAATGCTCACGGATGGCTTCGGATTAATTAGTATCTTGAACTGCCGACCAAAACTCCCCTTAATGTTAATTTCCTGAGGCGAATAGGAAGGAGTCGACAATACTGTTACTCCTGCCATCGACTTCTTGATATTAGTTCGGGTTGGTTCTGTCTTCGATATAGAATCCGGCATTATAGGAAACGTCAGATAATCTATCGTGTTGTCGTTACTATCCGCAAGTTCCAAAGCAACCATGTACCATTCGAAGTCATTAGGATACAAGCTCGCAAGAGCCTGTCCCCCGATTGACTTCGCCATGTTCATAACTGTATCTAATGCAGACATATCTTTTAAATTTTCTACAAATATAGTAAATCTCTACAAAATTTTTCCCGTACTTGTCGTTGCCCCTGTCTGAGCAGCAGCAGTACCAGTGGTCGAAACAGTGATTCCAGGTTGAACCTCTCCCGTCTTGACAAACGTATCAATCGCATCCGCCATGCCGTTTGCAAACTTACTATCGTCAATCTCAGTTTCTTTTCTCATTTGCGTCATCAATGAAAGTATTGATTGCGCAAGTCCTGCTTTATCTAATGGCATAATCTTATTTATTAAAAAATTGTTTCAATAAACCGTTTAACTCAGTTGTCTTCTGTATCGTAGGAGGCAATGGTGTCCCGCTCGGTCCAACAGCCGTTGAAACTGTTAGCGTGGCGATAGCATCTACAATTTTTGTCAGGAGTTCATTCAACCCTGTCCCTCCATTGATAATTGACATCTTTCCATTTCTTATTTCAATCATTGCATCGCCCTGAGACAGAGTAGCTTTCTTATCTTCGAAACGCAGGGTGCAATCAAAGATTGTCGTCTCCGCTTTATTCTCGTTGACGGTATGATTATACTGGGTTTCCCCCACCTTTGTTTCTGTCACGAACCCTTGCTCGGTTATAGTCGTTTTTGAGAAGTTTTTATCGTCTCCCTCACCATACGTAGCAGAAACGGTCATTTCTTCCTTATTGATGCTTATTCCCGACTCATTTTCGGTGACAGGGTCTATCAGTTTAGCAGTGAGCTCTTCGAAAGCCTCTACTTCCACTTTCTTGTTAGCGGAAACTTTCACTGTACCCGTTGAACCTACCTCAAGAAGAGCGTTCTCGTCTCCAAGCGCATTTATCTTAAGAGTCCCGAACTGTTGCCCTCTAATTGAAATGAACAACGTTCCTCTCTTTGCACTACCTGTAATGCTCAAAGAACCCTTATCCCATTCACGAAGAATTGAAAACTCTTCATCGCTTCTCATAGGGATACGACCATTCGTTGAAATAAAGGTTCCGATAATCATCGGCTGGTTCATGTACGATTGTGCTATCCACATCACCGGAGTTCCCTTCTCCCCAACCTTTCTTGGAAAGGTTATATTCTGAAGAGCCTCGTTTGAAATGAAGCATTCGTGAATGACGTTCCCTTCACTATCATCAATGATTGATATCTTATTCGTTCGAAAACAGGTGTCAACGAACTTATCACGGTCGACTCCTTCCGGAATTAGAACGTATCCAAATCCAGTTGTTTGCTGAACCGTTCCTTGCTTACGAACAGGGGAAACTCCTTGTTTCCCCACCTTTTTGACTCTAATCGTTGCCATCTTTAAACATTTCTCTTTCTAAGAAGAAGTTAAACACATCGATATTCACACCAAACTTCGTCGAAGACGGAGCTATCACATCGTCCTTATGCTTGGGGTCTCGCTTCTGAATATCCGCCCGAATTCCGTCAATATCAACGATGTTGAAATAATTTTTCGCGGCATTAGTGATGTACTCAAGAAGCATCCCCCTCTCAACTGTCAGAACAGTAACACGGTCAATTACATCATTTGTGAATGTAATTGTATTGTTCACCGCTGTCACGTAGAAGAGCTCCTGCGTGCTCTCTAATATAACGAAAGTACCAACCTTAATACGTCTGTCCCCATTTATTGTTATCGTTCCTTTACGAGTGAACGGGAGATACGAGGTGGTCTCAACCACATACAGTAAATCATTCAACAACGCTTGAGACATTGTATTGATATTCTTTTCGTCGTCTTTCCCTTTCAGGCTCTTTTCAGACAGATAGATATCATTCGTGATGCACCGCTTATTTCCGAAACGTTCAACATACTCATTCAAGAAGATAATAGGAACCAACGCCAGTGAGGAGAACTGTGAACTACCTGTCAATGCGTTCTGTGGCATGATTCGATACCACGCATAAGCACGGTTATCATACTCAAGCGAAAACGATAACAGGTCTTTCGGTTCTATTCCTATAAATTCTTTTGAATTGACAACGTTCTGAATTGCCGTCTTCGTAAACGGAGGCTGGCGTATCATCAGGTCGAATTCGTTCCCCCACGTATCTCCCCAAAATTCAACGAACGGTTGCTGGCATATCTTATTGAAGAAATCAAGCAACGTTCCTTCGGGGTTCGTCAATGAACGGTCAACAATTCTTCTGTCTGATAGCTGTCCGTCCACCCACAGGGTAATCATCTGCCACACCCCCTTTGCATCAGGACGCTTCGCGCAATGAGAAAACAGGCTGTTAGGAACGATTCCAATGTTTGACAACTGATTCACGATAAACGATGACACGGTGTCAATCTGCTGAAACTCATAAGCGAAATAATAATCGTACGAACCTGTCACCATGTTACGCTTGAACCACGAGGATTCGGGGTCTCCCCCATAGAACCACCTGTCTGGGCTTCCCTCTACAAATTTCAAAGGAATAAAGTAGGAACCATCCTCAACTAACAGTTTCATCAAGTCCCGACCAGATATTGATACAGAGTAATCCGTACTTTCGGAATCAACATTTGTTGAAACAGTATCTATCAGACCCATCATATCCCATATCAACTTGTCATTCAGTTCTGACGGTTCAATGATGTGGGTGCTTGATTGGCGTTTTCCCATATCCTCATACTTCTCCTTCTTCAACTTTTCGAAACGAATAAATATCATATCGTTGTTCTGAATGAACTTCGAAAACCAGTCACGATGAATACTTCCTCGCTTATCTGTAATATTAAAATGATTAGCAAAGTCTTCGCCAAATGTCTGGATTGTAAGCGTATCAGTTGGAACGAGCTCAATAGAGAATGTCCCCATTGATATATCTTTATTCGTCGAACAGGTTCTTATCCAAGAACTGATATCATACACTTTATTGAAGGCACGTGAATAGACCCAAACTTTGATGTTTAAGGCTTTCATCTGAACATGGTATTCTTTGTTCTCATCGCCCGAACCTGACGCTGCGGCACGCTTCTTCGCTGCGTAAGAATCATTGATTGGCTTTGAGCTACTCGAATCACCATTGTTCGTAGGAGAGTCCCAAGGCACATATTCGGGGTCTTTCAGGAGCTCTTTTTGTTTCGTTGACCAAAACGCTGAGAAGCTACTATACTGCCTCATAAACAGGTCAGAAGCAAGTATCTCTTGCAGCTCTGCGGTTATCTGTTTGTTTGGTATTGCGTACCATGTTCCCACCATTATCAACGGTGGCTTATTCTGCTCTATTTCACTCTTATATTTCTCCTTCATTTGAGGAGAATAACTGTTTATAATTATCTCAGCATTCGTCCAATGACCATCGGTAAATTTTAGGAAGTCATCAACGGTCAAGTCCTCTTGATACCCTTGCTTCTTCAAATCATCAAGGAAATCTTGGATAGTCGCTGGTTCGCGACTATCTTCGATTCCTTTGAACCAATCGGTTGAATACGGAGGTATTTTCTTTTCTTCTGCCATAATTATTCCGATTGAATTGTTATGTTATTCAATGACTTTCCAACTCCTTCTTTAACCCCCTGAGAAACATTCTCCCGGATTTTCTGTAACTGTTCATCGGTAAACTGTATAGCAGGGAATCCACCCTGTTGCCCTGTACCTGAGCCAGCACTTCCTGGAGAGGGAGCTACGATTGTAACAGGTATCGGACCCTCGTCTTTGATTGCTTTAACAACCGCAGCGATAGAACCTTTTCCACCAAGAATTTCTTCATATCCATCCTTAATTTTTCGATTCTGTGTTGCGGCAGTAGATGCGGCAATGTCACCAACCTTACTTCGAGCATCAGCCTCAGAATATTCAGCACCCGTTGAACGACCACGCTGAAATATTTTCTTCGCATCGTTTCCAGTTGCCTTTTCCAAGTCAATAATATCAGTCATTGACAAATTAGGGAAGATTTGTTTCATCACCTGACGACCCATTTCGCCCCCACCCGTCATCTTCTGTATTCTTTCGAAGAACTGTTGCTGAAGTTCAGGTTTCTCCGGCATCTGTTCAATCATCGCTTGTAAATCTGATAATTGAGCATCGGGACCAGCAACCTCTCTTGCGGTTCTCAAAAGCAACGCTTGGCTGACGTCATCTTGACTTACATTGTTTCCCATTAAAGAGTTCTGTACACGCTCTAATTGGCGACCCTCCATCCCAGTAGCATTCTGTATGCTTGTCATGGAACGTACAATCCCAGCCGTATTGAGTGAACCTGTTCTGTTAAGAACATTCTCTCCCATGCGATTGAACGATTGTAAATACTCCCCAAGTGTCGAAGCGATGTACTGGTCACTCTTTCCGAGTCCCTGTAAGTTGGTGTCAAAAGCCTGTACAACGTTGGCTCCTGTACGACCTGAACGGTCAAACCGTGTTGTCGCTAATACAGAAGCAGCATCATCTTCAGATAAGCCTCGAATCTTTCCAGCCATTAACAGTTGATTCACATCATGAAGGGAAGTGTTCCGTTCATAGACTCCAGCCTTTTGAAGAGTTGTAACCTGAGACAGATAATCTGTCATATTCAAGCCCAACGTCCGTGAAGCCCATGTAGGAAGCTCATCTTTATCAGTTACCAACCCTGCCTTATCAGCACTTCTTAATTGCTGTCTCTTTTGACCGTATTCCCAATCTTTCCAAGCCTCAGCCTCTTGTTGCGTTTTTGGAAAGGCAATTGCCGATAAATCAAGTGTTCCTGGTTCCTTTGGTTGTGATTGCTTCTGTCTATACGACCAATCCGTCGCCATCTTATAATCATGAAACGTAGTGTTCCCACCCGTAACATAATCAACATTATCACCAAATGAATCAACGAATTGGCTCCCCAACGCTTCACGATAGGAAATGTTATGTAAAGCAGAATAATCCCCCAACGCTCTATCGTTCTGGGTTGCTGCCATACGTCCGACTTCCTTCTTTTCAGCTTCGGCTCCCGATATGCCGAATGTCAGCATATTCAACAACCAATGATTACCCCTGTTATTCCGACGTTGAAATTCGTTTTCCGCACCATACTGTGCAGCCTCATACTTCGCTTGCTGACCCAATATTGTTCCAATCCCCATAATAAGCGCACCGAAAGGAAGCATTCCCATCAATCCACCCATACTCGTAGGGAGCTTGAACCCTTTTCCAAACATTCCAGCACCACCCTGTCCGGGAGTCGGAACCTCTGGAGTTGCCGGAGGTGGAGCTTGAGGAGGTTCCCCTCCGCCAGCCGAAGGAAGAACACCATTCGTGTCATCCCGCTGGGTCTTTTCCATTGTGTCCGCTATTTGGACAACCGCTGCCAATATTTTATCAAGAGTCGTTTGTTGGCGTTCAGTAAGCTGGGTATTCAAAGCACGACCAGAAGTTCCTGGGGATACGACCCCACCCGAACCGCTTAAAGGTCGCCCAGTATAAGGGTCTATAAGGGTCGGTCGTCTTTCGGTCGGGGTATCATTAGGGAAGCCACCTTGCATTCCCCCTGAGAGAGCGTTTCGCTCCTTTAACAGGTCGATTTGCTTTTGGATAACCCCCACAGTTTG